AAGTTTCATGTATATCCATAATTATCTCCTTTTACATTATTTATGCGTTTAACCAGCGAATACGTTATCAGAACCTTCAGCAACTGAAGTACACGAAGATATTGCATCTCCTATACGACCACATCCTTTACTATTGATAAAAACAGTAGTGGATCCAGTTGCAATTGGTCTTTGGTGAGAAGGGCAAGGTAAACCTGGCAATACGTGTACAGTATTGTTATCTCCTTGTCTTGACACTGCTATGTTATTAACAAAAACGTCTGGTGAACATTCTAATCTGTGTGGTACTGAACAATGTATTACATCAGCATCACCTTTTCTTGTAACCGCTTTACTACTCATCTGTCTCTCTCCTTAAAAGTTCGTGTAATTTGTTATCAAAAGTTTCAATCAATTTATGATCTTCTTCACTATGTGGTGAAGGTGGATAGTCCGGAATAAATTTAAGTATTCTATAAACTTTATCTGGTATATCATTAAAGTCAGTATAATCTACTATAGTTTTATCTAATAGTTTTACTCTAAATTCACCTTTCATCTTAATCCTTATTTAAGTGTATTTCTTCACCATAAATTTCAACATTATCAGATACTCTTGTTACTTGTTTACCACTATAATTTTCAGATACATCACTTGAGACTGATTCTGATTTACTTGAATTATAAGTTTCTGTAACAGATCCAGTTACTGTTGTACCTTTTGTTCCTCCAACACTTTGTGTAAAGTTTACATTACAAGTTTCTGATTGATTCTTATGAACTGTTATAGTATTGTTACCATGGATAGTTTCATATTTGTTTCCATTAACTTGTACTTTCCAGTTTCCTTTTATGTAAGTATGACAATGACTATCAATAGTAAGATTACATGTTCCTTTTATATGAACATTATCATCACCAGCTATAATTGTATAGTTATTTCCAACTACTCTTGTTGTCTTTATACCAGCTTTATCTATTTCATAGAATGTTCCTGTTTTATGATACTCATGTATTCTTTCGTTATGTGTAGTATCATCAAATTCTTTTATATGTCCACTCTGTGTAGCAAATACATGATTATTTGGATAAACAGCTGCATATGCACTAGGAGGTTCATTCCATGTATAATCTGTTTCCCAATGTTTACCAGCTGGATCCATCATAGCGGTTGGTACTGATAATGATCTACCACTATTCTTTGATGCAATTACACCATGAGCATTATTAGCATCATTACGAGCTAATCTATTTGTATCTGGTTCGTGTGCAACTGTTGGATATCTTCCTTCTGGATCATTAAATCCAACATTCTTTGTAGTCTCATCTGCTTTATAACTAGGAATGCCAGGAATGGATCCTATTACCATTGGTCGCTGTCCATATTGTCCATCTAAGAAAAAACCTAAAACCCAGCTACCTTGTTTTAATCCATTTGGTGATGTACCTATTCCTGAAGCACTAGGATTGTTAGCTGGCATCATAACTTGAGCCCAAGGTAAGTCACTTGTAGGCATAGATCCTTTATTTGATATATGCCAATCATAGCATCTTACTCTTACTCTTCCAGTCTTTAACGGATCCATAATGTCTTCTACAACACCTATAAACCAAATGAATCCATTTAGTCCCATATAATCTTTGTCAAATGTTTTATTACTCATTAACTTCCTTCTTTAGTATCTAATGCTTTTTGTCTTATTGTTTCAACTCTATCTCCTAAACTATCTTTCACAGCTTCAATAATAGTACTGTATGAACTCTGACCTTGTTGATATGTTTGTCTTAGACTTGTAATAATAAATTTTGGTTTGTTTTGATCCCCTTCTTGGTTTGCTTTTTTAGTTCCAAACATTACACTATATGATGTATTTTTACTTGATCCTAAGTTTTGTGGTAGATAAACTAAAATGGTTTGTCCAACTGTTAAATCACTATTACCAGGAACAACAAAACTAATCATAATATTATCTAAGATACCTTTACCTGATATTCTTCTATTTAACAATTCATGTCTTGATCTTGGATTAGCAACTCTTTTATCATTTTGTTTTATACTTTTTAATCTTTCATCAGCTTCAGAGTTTTTAATAGTACCTTCTTCTTTTTTTTCATTTTCTGGTCTATCGTTTCTTCGACTTCGACCGGCGATAGAACCATCATTATTAACCATAGTCATTACAGCCCTTGAACCACCACCCGATTCTCCAACAGGGTATAAATATTTGTTTGCTTTTTCATATTGTTGTCCACCACTAAAGTTTGTTGGATTACCTGTATTAACACTTGTGGTTGTCAATTCTGAAACTATAAATCTGGTATGTGTTGAACCTGAGAATCTAAACAAAGAGTTGTCTGGATTAATTTTACCTACATCCATAGGAGATAGTTGATCTGCAGATGCCATATATGAGAAAGTTTTTTCATCAAATCTTTTAGTAAGTAAATCAATAGCTGCTATTCTATTTCCATATAATCCTATACCTAGATTATTAATAGTGTCAAAAGTTTTCTTTACATTATATTCAACTATTGTTCTAAGTATTAAAGGATAAGCCTGACCATCATCATCTGTTAATGGTTTATTTGTTTTTTGTATAGCAGGATCTTGAACTTGAAAGGTAGCTACTGGTTCTTGTTTTTTTAATTCAGTAATAGTTGTTAGATGAAAACCATCTAAGTCTTGATAGAATACATAATCGCTTACATTAGTATTTTCTTTGTGTTGTGCTTCTTCTTTTAAATACATAATGACTTCAAAAGGAGTAATTCCTGGAGCTATATAATCAGTTGTATTTTTACATTCAATTACAGGATCTTTTCCAACACCATACAATTTTGGTCTATTAACTCGTCTCGAAGAACCTCCAATATTAAATGGTCTAAACTCATTATTTACTTTTATAAAATTACTTTCCCACATTTTTGAGCAAGCTATAATTGCGTTTTGGCCAACAAAACTTTGATTAATATCAATCATTTCGTTTAACACTAAATGATCATCAACACAATGTAGGATGTAGTTTTGTTGTCTTTCAGAAGATTCTACTCTGTCTCCAATTTTATAAATTCTGAAAGATCTAGTCCTATTAGGAAATTCTTCTTGATTTCCATTGACAGTTTTAAAACCTGCTGTTCTATAAGATAGAGTAATATATTCATCACCTACTATAGGCAATCCATCAATTAAACCCATAGCATCTTTTATTATAATATCACACGATATTACATTTTCAAATAAATTTTCATAAATGTTAAAGCTATGTACTAGATCAGTAATGTCTATAGTTTTTTCTTCAAAATTTACTATTGAGAATTTAAACTCGGGAGCAAACTCATGTGCTCTTGTTATCTTTTCCTGTGCCATTAGTTAAAATTTTCACTGAATATTGCTTCCACTTCTAACTTGATATCAGGTACAAACCTTTTATCAAGCAATTTGATTTCTCTCTTTGCGTTATTTTGTTCTTCATAAAATTCATATGCATCTATCTCTTCACGCAAATTTGCTGCTGTATTGTTGTACGTGTTTTGATCTATAACTATAGTTCTTTTAGGAATAACTGTACCATCAATTAAAGTAGATTGTTCATTTAATATTTTTCTATACTCATACGTTGTTGCTTGAGCAGCTGATACACTTCCATACAAACTTACCATATAATTTTTAAAATTCTGATAATTTAATGGCCAATCATAATATGGATCTATAATATTGTTTGCAATCATAATCAACCAATCTAATGTTTCATCTCCATAATATTTAAAAGCTATAAGATCAGGTCTATCACCATCTCTTATAGTATAATTGTAATAGATGGCAGTCTTTTGTTGAAGTATGTCTCTTATTTTATACCTTTTTGTTATATCGGTCAACAATAAAGGTATATTATTCTTTTTGATATCGTATGATACTGTTGGGAAAGGTCTGAAGTAAAAAGCCATTATCTATCTTTCATTATATCGTCTTTAGTAACGATTACAGTTTCAGTAAAGTCTAAGTTTAATGTAATATTAGCTGGAGCTTTTAAATTTCTTGCACCTCCACCTGCTTTGGCATCATAATAAAGTGGTGTACCTTCACCATGGTAATCAACAGAGACATTACTTAGAACACAATCACCCATCTTAAATAAGTATTCGTGATAATGAAAATGTATCTTAAATTGGTTTGGATAATTTATGAAGTGCGATTCTTTTTCAATATGAGGTGCACTATAATATTTAAAGAAATGGATTATATCTCTAAGCAAATCACTCTCTTGTCTATTCTTTGGTCTTAGATTATATTGAAATTGAAACTTTCTAAATTGTGGTCTTTCATATATCACTGCCATGTGAGGGTTGACTGCTTTACCTGCTGAAGCTGCAACTGCTTCAAGTCCTTTTTGTAAACCACCTCCAACAGCTGCACCTGCTACACCTCCACCAGCTGCACCAGCGATTGCACCACCTTCAGTAGCACCTTGAAGTAACATAGCACCAGCACCTGATACTCCTAATTCTTTTAATGATTCTTTGTAAGTGTTTGCAGCCGCTGACATAATTTTATCTGTATCTCCAGATTCAAATGCATCTACTAAACCAGCTTCTTGAGCTCCAGCAGCAATGGCTGCTCCTAATGGACCTAAATCTGTTTCTTTATATGTCTGAGCATAGGCAACTGGTAATTGGTTTGGCATTGGTAATCTAACCGATTGTAATAATGTTTCATCTGGTCTAGGTTTGCCTGATGCAGGAAAATGTTGTTCAGCATATGCTCCAAACTGAACATAATGATCAACAACATCAATATTTGCTGGGAAATTTAAAGTTGGTAGTGCCGACAAACCCATAGCCAAGTCCTTTAAAGGACCTGTATCATTAGGTTTACCTGGATTCTTATTAGCAGCTGCTGCCATTATGCCGGCCATATTTCCCTTGACTTTCTTAAAATAAAGTTATAAAATACAGTATGATCTTTTCTAAGTACAAAGGGTTATTTAAACCTAAGAACCCCAAAAAATACAAAGGCGATCCTACTAATATTATTTATCGAAGTTCTTGGGAAAAACAGATGATGATTTATTTTGACAATAATGATCATGTAATTGAATGGCAAAGTGAAGAGTTTTTTATACCATATAAACATCCTATAGATGGAAAATATCATAGGTATTACCCTGATTTTTTGGCTAAAGTTAAAAATAAAGACGGTATATTGAAGACTAAACTAATAGAAGTTAAACCATATAAACAAGTTCAAGAACCAAAAGTACAGAATAGAAAGACCAAAAGGTATATTAATGAAGTTAAGACATTTGCAATAAATACTTATAAGTGGAGAGCTGCTAGAGAATTCTGTGAAGATAGAGACTGGGAGTTCGTCATAATAACAGAAAAAGAATTAGGTTTACAAAGTTGGTAGCATACATTTATCAAAAGTTATTAGATGAAGGAGTTAGAGCAGGTCAAACTCCAGCTAGAACTAGAAGTGCAAGAAATTGGTTTAGAAATCTTGCAAGACAAACCACTGGTGTTCAGCCTCAAACTATAATTAAGACAGCACCAAAAGTTCAATTAACAAGAGTACCTCAAGTTGGATTTATGTATCATTTTTTCTATGATCCTAAACATAAAGACACTTTACCATATTATGATAGGTTTCCTTTAGTATTTCCATTCAAAAGAGGATTTCAAAGACAAAGAGCTGTTGAAGGTGGATCCTTTTTAGGATTGAATTTACATTACTTGGATCCAAGATTAAGAGCTAGATTAATGGATGGTTTATATACTATATCAACAGATAAAAAATTTGATGAAGACACACGTATAAGACTTAGCTATAACATACTAAATAAGGCTAGCAAGTTTAGATTTTTTAAACCTTGTGTGAAGAGGTATCTAGTTAACAAAGTTAGAAGTAGGTTTGTTAAGATCAATGCAGATCAATGGGATACAGCTTTATTTTTACCAACAGAAAGATTTAGAAAAAAATCTAAATCTGCTGTATACAAATTAAGTAGAAAGATGATAAGCTGATGGCAGGCAAAGTATCACCAAACGGAAGATCGAACTTTTCAGGAGTAATCAACAGAACTGGGATTGCTAAACTATCTCATTTTATGATGACTTTATCTGCACCATCAAATGCAAGTGTCGTTGGTGAGTTAACTAATAACATTGGTAAGGCATTTCAGGTTGATAAAGTGAAAAGATTTGTGGCATGGGATTCAGAAGGAATTACCAATTTAGCATTTAGATGTGATCGAATTTCTTTACCAGGAAGAATTATTGTTACATCACCTTATAAAGAAGCTAATTATGGTCTATCAAGAGAATATCCAACTAATGCTGTATATCAACCAGTTGATGCTACATTCATAATGTCGGAAGATTATAGTGAGAAAGTATTCTTTGAATTATGGCAAGATTTAATTATTGGTCCACATAGAGAAAGAGGCGATTTGGCAACAAATCATGGAACTAAAGATTTAAACTATATGGATAATTTTACCTGCACAGTGACCATACATTGTTTTTCTGAAGTAGGTGGAAGAGAAGGTTTAAAAGAAGTTTATAATTGTACATTACAAGAAGCATATCCAAGAACCATTCAAGATTTACAAATGGATTGGTCTGCTAATGACGTGGCGAGATTGAACGTGGTGTTTGATTATAAATATTTTAGAGATCAATCTTTTCAAGAGATTGAATCGTCTGCACGTCCTAGATTAGGTGGTTTCTTATCGAGATCAGGTTTAGGAGCTGCAGCATCATCATTAGGTGGTAGAGCCATTTCTGGTCTCTCACCTAGAACTCAGCAAACAATTGGAGGAGTAGTTGGAGGTTTCAACGCAGTGAGAGTTGCAAGTAAAATATTTTTTTAAGGAGATATAATGCCATTACCCCAAATAACAACGCCTGAGTTTACAACCACATTACCATCAACAGGAGAAAGATTGTCTTTTAGACCCTTTTTGGTCAAAGAAGAAAAGATCTTGTTAATGGCTCAAGAAGGTAAAGATAAAAACGAAATTCAACGAGCTGTTATTAATATATTAGAAGAATGTATTAAGACACCTATCACAGTTGAAGATCTACCTTTATTTGATATTGAATGGTTGTTTATTCAGTTAAGATCAAAAAGCGTTGGTGAAGTAATTGATCTAAAAATTAAACACGTAGAAAACAAAGAATGTCTACATCTAAATCCAATAGAAGTAAATCTTGAAGAATTAGAAATGACAAAGGATCCAACCCATAATAACATTATTAACATTACTGATGATATTGGTGTTACTATGCGTTATCCTTCATTGAAGCTAGTTGGAGATAAAAACCCTGAAGGTTTAGATTCTACTGCAGTTTTTAATTTAATATGTGATTGTGTTTTAAATGTATTTGATAAAGAACAAGTTTATAATGATTTTACTAAAACAGAAATTGATAAATTTATTGGTGATTTGGATCAAAAACAATTACTTAAATTTATGGATTTTTTTAAGACTATGCCCAAAATAGAACATACTATAAAGTATAAATGTGAGAAATGTGGTCAAGATGTTGAACATAAACTCTCAGGGCTGGTGGATTTTTTTATTTAGGTTTGAGTCATGAGTCACTAGGAAATCACTTCCAAACAAATTTTGCCATGATGCAACACCATAAATATTCATTGACGGAGTTAGATAACATGGTACCATTTGAGAGAAAGTTTTATGTGGCCATGCTAATAGATTATATTGAGAAAGAGAATGAGAAAGTTAAACAACAGAATGCTAATAGGAGAAGATAATGGCTGAGGTTGCTGCATCATTACCTATGGTTCCTAACATGGAAAGTGCTAGGAAGATTAGAGATGTAATGCTTGAAAAAGGCACAGCAGATCAAGGACCTTCTGAAGGTGGTTCTCTTACTGATTTAGGTGGCGAGTTAGGAGATCAACTTAAACCAGCTACTGATATGTTATCTAGGATAAGAAATATTTTAGAAAATATTAATGGTAATATAACTTTTATGAGTGGTAAACTTATAGAGTTGTTTGGTGCTCAAAATGAAAAGGCTGAAGCTGCAGCTGCAGAAGAAAATATTGAGTCTGCTAGAGGTCCAGCTCCAGTTGGAGAAGCTGATGAGAAAGAAGTTGGAGTTACAGTAACACAACAAGCACAAGGTTTATTCAGTACTTTATTTACAGGCTTAAAACTATTATTAGCAGGTAAAGTTTTAAAAGATTTCTTAATGTTAAATTTTCCAAATTTAGCAGATGGAATACAAGAATTTTTTGATAACATAGTTGCAGGTATTAGAACTTTTGCAATGCCAGCTTTTGTCACAGGAATAGTAGGCATATTCAAAGGAATAGGTAAAGCTCTTACAGCTCTGAAGAATTTTTTCAAACCAGCTATAATGGTAATTGATACTGCTGGTGATGCTGGTAAATCTGTTGGTGTTATTGGTAAGTTTTTTGGATCCGTTGGTAAATTTTTTGGTGCTTTAAAAATGTTAATACCTTTTGCAAAAACTATCCCAGGGATGAATTTAATATTTGCTATTATTGATATCTTTAAAGGATTTGGAAAGGGTGAAGAAGAGTTTGGAGGAATGTTGGGAGGTATACTTGGATCCATTAGAGAATTATTAGTTGGGTTCATAGGATTGCCACTTGATTTACTTAAAAAAGGTGTTGCATTTATTCTTGAAAAAATGGGATTTGAAGATACAGCTGAGGCATTAGAAAGTTTTAGTTTTGCTGATCTTATTCATGATATGGTAACAGGTTTAATTAATTTCTTCAAAAACTTTTTTACCAATGTTAAGAAGCTAATCAATAAGATAGCTAAATTTATTCCTGGTTTTGATGGGTTTGATATAGGTGCAGAAGATATGAGTAAGGAGGAGAGAGCAAAAGAAAGAGCTGATATTGAATCAGGAGCAGGTGATGAAGAAGCAAGAAAAAAAGCTATTGAACAATTTGCTGAAGAAGGACAAGCAAGCGGTGATCGTTCTTTTGAAGTTAAAAAAATGGGTGTTCAAACAGCAATTAACAAAAGCTATGAAGATTTAACACCAGAACAAAAAGCAATGGTTGATCAACAAGTAGAAGCTAGTAAAGCTGAACGTCTGAAACAATTAGATGCTGCTGATCAAACTGATGAAGAAAAAGTTATTCAAAAAAACCAAGAAGAAGAGAAAAAAATAGAAGAAGCTAAAAAAGAAAACTTACAAAAAGACAAAGAAAAAATTGAAAAAACTGAAGAAAAATTAGCCAAAGGTGAAGTAGTACAAACAGGTAGTGAACTAAAGGAAAAAGGTCAGACTCCTGAAGTTGTTGCATTGAGTAATGCTAATCAAATAACTCCAACACAAGTTGATAATTCAACTAAAGTAAATAATAATACACAAGCTACACAAATAACTCGTACTCCACCAAACATAGTAACTCGTAATGACGACTCATCATTGTTTGGTGCAGTAGCGAGTACTTATACAGTTTAGTCGTCTAACATCTTTCTAAAATCATCCATACCATCATCTGTCTGAGCAGCAGCTACAGTTTCTTTAACTGGCGCTACAGAAGGACTAGGTTCAGGTTGAAGTTCTACATCTTCTGCTGTAGTAGCATCAGAAGTAGTCATTAGAACTTTGTTTAACTTTGCTTCTAACTCTTGATATGTTTTGAAGTTACTTGGATCAATAAACTCATTCAAAGAATATTGACTTGCCCAAATTTGTTCTATCTTAGAATCATCTTCATCTAACTTGCTTGGTTTAGCAAACTGAGACTTATCATAGTTTCTATATCCTTGATAGTTACGAATTGACATTCTA